CTCCACGCTTTTTTGGAGGTGCGGAACGTCACCGTTCATTTGACGGCATTTACGGAAGGTTAAGATGCTACCAGAAGATGATCTTGATGAGGCTACAGACATTACGTTTGAGCTTGAAGAGACAGAAGCTGAAGGTCAGGTAACTGACTCCGAATCATCCACGGATACTGAGGAAGCTCAGGAAAAATCTACTAAACCTGTTTTTAACGAGGCTCAACAAGAATCTTTTGATAAAGCTATAGGTAAGAAAGTCTTCCAAATCTCTGAAAAGGATAGGGAGATTCAAGGCCTAAATGCCAGAATCAAAGCTCTTGAGGAAAGCGCCCCTAAAGAACAGAGGCCTGTTATACCGCCAACGCCTGACCCTTATCAGTTAAGCGATCAGGAGTTCAGGAGAAAGGCTGGCGAACGTGACGAGGCAATAGCAAGACAAGCTGCTTATGATTCTCAGCAAGAGTCGTTACAACAACAACAAATGCTGGCTCAGAAGCAGGAGCAAGAACAGTATGTAGCTAAACAGAACGAGAAGATTAACTCTTATTCTAAAAAAGCTGCTGCTTTGGGTATAACGCCAGAGGAATTGCAAGTTGCGGGTAACACTGTAGCTGGCTTTGGTGTATCGCAAGACCTTGTTGACCATATTTTAGAGGACGACATGGGACCAGCGATCACAATGTACCTCAGTAAGAATGCTGTTGAACTAGACAACATTCGCAACATGACCCCAATGCAGGCTGCGATTAGGATAGAGAATGAAATTCGGGCTGAAGCTGCAAAACTTAAACCTAAAGTAAGTGCGGCTCCTCCTCCGGTTGATACGCCACAGGGTGCTGGTTCAGCGCCTAAAGCTAGAGGCCCAGAAGGAGCAACCTTTGAATGAATGAGGTGGCCCAATGGCTAATAATCTATCGAGTAATATTACTCGGAAAGTGGCAAGAGTATTTTTAGATGCTTTTGAAGCTTCCCGTGTAGTTACTAAAACTATTGACACTCAGCTCTTGAGTGGCAAGTTCAACCCTTCCACTGGTAGTAATGTAGACTTCAAACGCCCTCATGACTACAACTCAATTCGTACAGCAGGCGGTGATATATCTGGCGCAGCTAAGTCTGACATCATTGCAGGCAAGGCAACTGGTACGGTTCAGAACTACTTCACTGTCTCCACTTCTTGGAGCAACATTGAAGAAGCTCTTGAGCTTGACCAGCTAGATGCAATCCTAGCTCCTGCTGCTAGACGTATTGTTACTGATCTGGAAACAGACCTCAGTGGATACATGATGAAAAACGCTTCACTACGTTATGGTAGTCATGGCATCTTTGCTGATGCTTGGACTGACATAGCTGGTGCTGGAGCTTTGTTAGATAGCGTAGGCGTACCAGCATCTGCTGATAAGTTCTATGTTATGAATCCTTTCACAGCTACTAAGCTTGCAAGCGTTCAAAATGGCCTAAGTGCCTCTGATAGCTTGGTTCGTACAGCTTGGGAAAACTCTCAAATCTCTGCCAACTTTGGTGGACTTAGAGCGTTAACTTCTCAGAGCTTAAACACTTTTACCTCTGGCACAGGCGCTGACAGAGCTGGTACGTTAAGTGCTGCTCCTGATGCAACTTATGTCACAGCAAAAGACACTATGACTCAAACACTAGCGGTAACAGCTCTACAAGCCAATATGGTTGTTAAGGCTGGAGACATGGTTAAGATTGCTGACGTTAATCGTTTAAATCTTGATAGCAAGACTGCGATGATTAATGAGAGTGGTGCTGCTGTAGAGTGGACAGGTGTTGTTACTGCTGACGTTACTCTTGATGGTTCTGGTGCTGGTAACCTAGTTGTTGCTGGTCCTGCTATCTATGAGGCTGCTGGACAGTACAATACTGTAGACGCCGCTCCTGCTAACGGAGCTGTTGTTACTGTACTTAGCGCATCTGCAACTATGTATCAGCCAAACTTGTTCTACATGAAGCAAGCTTTTGGTATGGGTACTGTTAAGTTGCCTAAACTGTATTCAACCGACACTATTGCTACTACATCTGATGGTATGTCTATCAGGGTTAGTAAGTATGCTGACGGTGATGCCAACACCCAGAAGATTCGTTTTGACTTGTTGCCAGCTTATGCAACATTCAATCCGTTTATGGCTGGTCACGGCTTCGGAGTATAGAGTTCCTCCTTGGGATGACGGGAGCTTCGGCTCCCAGAATCTCTACTCAAATAGGATATTAATATGCCAAATGTAGGTGGAAAAAAGTTTCCTTATACTCCCGCTGGTAAAGCTGCGGCTGCTCAAGAAATGAAAAAAATGCCTAAAAAGAAAAAGAAAAAAATAAACGCTGGAGCAACATACGAATAATGGCGGGACTATACGAAAATATTCACAAAAAGAGAAAACGTATTAAGAGACAAAAGGCTGCTGGCAAAACTCCAGAAAGAATGAGAAAGCCAAATTCTAAAGGAGCGCCTACAGCAAAAGCTTTTAAGAGAAGTGCATTAACTGCTAAGGGAGCAACATACGAATAATGGCTACTGTAGCGCAAGTTGCTAAAGCATCATTACAACGAATCTTAGTTCAGGCTAGTGAGGCTCCGTTAGAAGCAGACGAGTACGCTGACTTCATTTTTGCTATGAACAATTACATGAGAG